GGCTCCTGGCCGGCGACGCCTTCAAACTCGGGACTGATCCAACCCTCTACACGATCGGGACGACCATTCAGTCGAGCGGGAACACCTTCACCGGCGTCTCGTTCGCGCCCGGGCTCGTGCACGCGGCGACGAACGGCGAGAGTGTGGCTCTCACCTTCTCCGCCGATACGACGGTGCCGGCGCTCGTGACTTCCTTCCCGTCCCGGCTGGTGAACGGCACGACGATCCAGGCCAGCGACAAGCAGGTTCGGTTCCTGGCCTCCAGCCTCAGCTACGGGCCGGTCGTCACCGACAAAATCTTCATGTTTGGGGAAGTATATTCGATCGTTAATCCACGCCCCATCCAAATTCAGGGCGTGATCTGGGCCTGGGCCTGCCATGTGAGGAAGTAATGGCCGAGGATTTCTCGCTCGATATCAGTAAGTGGACGCAGGACGCGGACAGCCAGACAAAGCTGTTCGTCGTTATGCTTTGCTCATTACTGATCCGATACATTCAGGCCCGCACTCCGGTCTTGACCGGGCGCTTGCGCGCGTCGATCGGGACGAACATTCCCTTGGCAGACTGGGAGCCGGGCAAGGACATCACGATCGGGACGAACGTCGAGTATGCCCGCCGGATTGAGTATGGTTTCGTGGGTGTCGATAGCCTCGGGCGTCGGTACGACCAGAAGGGCGTCGGGATGTTTGCCCAGGCGCTTGCGGTAGCCCCGCAGCTCGCCGATCTGGTGGCGAAACAGACCGAAGGGCGCGGATTTGAGAATTTCGAGGAGGTCGTGGAAGAGGTCATGGGCACGCTGCTTGAGGTTGGCGAACTGGGAGCCCTGCTATGACCACTACCTTGAACGTCTACGATGCGCTCAACGCCTACCTGAGCGCGAACATCGGCTCGATCCGTGGCGCTGTCGCGGCGCAGGTCGCCTACCTGGGCAAGACCTTCGTGCCCGAGGCCGAGACCCCGTATCTCTCGGTCCACATGCCGGTGCTCAACCAGCACATGATCACGACGGGCACGCAGGGCGTCAACCAGTGGGACGGTATGCTCCAAGTGAACTGCTACTGGCCGATCGGCACCGGGACCGAAGAGGTAACGGGTCAGCAAGACGACGTTAAAGCACTCTTCCCGAATGGCTTCTCGGTTGAGACGAGCGACAGCTTCTACCTTCGGTTCTTCGCGCCCAATGCGCGGCCGCTCCTCTTCGATGGGGCCTGGGTCTGTGGCCCGGTCCAAATGCGGTGGTTCCTCCACGACTTCGTTGTCTAACGAGGTGTTAACTTCTCCGGGGGTACTATGCCGAGGAATTCGGAGGTGTCCCTATGGCCTCATATCGCGTCACTCGGAGTTTTTCGAGATTTTCAAGGGGCTACGCCACCGGCCAGGTGCTCACCGAGGCCGATCTGTCGTGCTGGCTGCCCGAGAGTGCTCGCGCCGCGGCCATCGCCGACTTGATCGCCCGCAACCAGCTTTTCCCGGTGCAAAGCGCGCCCGCGCCTGCCGCGCCAAGCGTCCTGGATCAGGCCGAGGCGGCACTTCATACTGCCGAAGCCGCCATTGAGGCGGCCAAGGCGCGATCTTCACAGGAGTAACGCCCGATGGCTACAGAAACCGCTCCCGTCTCAACTGGCCTGCTGAAACAGGTCCGCATTGCGAATGAGGTGACGTGGGGTGTTCCACCGACCGGCGATTACGCCGTCACCAACGCGACCGTCAATACGCCCGGCACCCTTGCGGCTCCCGGCGATACGCTGACCATGACTTCGGGGACCGGCACGAAGCCGACCTTCAAGGTCACGGCGACGCAAGTTGTATCCGCCACGGTCCCGGGCGGCAGCAGCGGGTCGGGCGGAACGCCTGGCACGCGAACTGTCACGGGAACCACGGGCGTCGGAACCTTATTCACGGCGTCTGTCACTGTGGGCGGCGGCGGCGGCATCACCGCGGTTCTCAGCATCCTCACCGGCGGCGAGTACACAACCAATCCGACAGCCATCGCGACTGAGCCGGTTACGGGTGCCTCGCTCATCGGTGCGGAGCTGGATGTCGTCATGGGCGTTCGCGATGTCGCGATCCTCACCGAGGGCATCCTTTCGGTCACGCCGAGCAACCCTGCCGCCATGACGGGCGGCGTCACGAGCGGCTCGAAGCTGGACTTGTTCTACAGCAACACCGCGGCCGCGCAAATCCTTCGGCGTGTGTCGTCGGACGTTGCGCTGAAGAAGGCGACGTACCGATCGAACGAAATACAGCCTGACCGGCAAATCCACGATTTCCGGCACGGCGTTCGGAGCGTCAGCGGCACTATCCGCGGCGAGCTGTCGCCTCTCACCTACAAGAGCGTGTTCAACCAGGTCCTCGCCGGCACATTCACCGCGGGGGTGGTTGACGCCGCCGACGCGGTTACGGTGGTCCCCGCTGTGCTCGGCAATCCTGGCGCCGCGGCCACTATCCAGAGCCTCGCGGGCTCGCCGGTCAACTTCCAGACGGCCGGCTTCCGCATCGGCGACGTGATCTCCTGCTCCGGCTTTACCGCGGGAGCTGCGGCGAATAACGCCCGCAATCTCCGCATCACCGGCATCACGACTACCGCGGCGACCAACGATACCCTTCAAGTCGGTCCTGCGCCGAACAATAGCGCGGGCTCGACCGTCGAGAACCAGCCGAATTTGACCGAGGTTCTTGTGGCCGCGGCTTATGGCTCGACCGGCTCCAGCGTCACGATCTCTGTCATCGGCAAGAAGCTCGTCACGCCGACGCCGGGCAACCTGGTCGATTACTCGTTCTCGATCGAGCACTGGTTCACCGATGTCCTCCAGTCGGAATTGTTCATCGGTTGCCGCGCGTCGCGCATGCAAATCCAGCTTCCGCCGACCGGCCTGGGCACGATCGACTTCGACGTGATGGGCAAGGACATGCTGCTCAATCAGGGCGGCCCTGGCGACCCGTATTTTGCGACCCCTTCCGCGATCACCACCTCCGGGATCACGGCGTCGGTCAACGGCATCATGCGCGTAAACGGCGTGGACTACGCGATCGTCACTGGCCTCAACTTCACGATCAATGCCAACTACACGACTGAAGCGGTGGTCGGGTCGAACACGACGCCGTATCTGTTCCCTGGTTGGCAGGACATCACCGGGCAGCTCACCGCTCTCTTCCCGGACGAGCAGCTCCAGACGGCCTTCCTGAATGAGCAGTTGATCGACATGCAAGTGCTGCTCACCTTGAACAACAACGTCAACACCGACTTCATCTCGTTCTACTGGCCGAGCATCAAGCTCACGTCCGCGACCAAGGATGACAAGCCGGGCGCGATCGTCGGGACCTACGGCTTTCAGGCTCTCCATAACGTCGCCGCGGACGGCAATGCATCCTCGACGACCGATGCGACCACGATGGTCGTGCAGGACAGCCTGGCGTAACAGCTAACCGGTCGCTTCGGCGACCGCGGGCGCCGCAAGGGCGTCCACAAGGCCCGGCGGGCGATACGGGGCGCTCGCCGGGCCGCTATTCCCCCACCCCGAGGAAATCTCCAACCATGTTCGATATCACCAATACAGCCTTGTCCAAAGCGGTCGATGACGGCACTTTCATGGCGTTCCTCGATCCCTCCACCGGCGAGCCCCACCGGGACGAAAAAGGCGTGCCGCAGGGTGTCGTCCTCCGGAGCCGGCTGAGCCGCCCGGGTCAGCAATTCCAGCGTCAGCAGGCCGACAAACGGCTTGAGATGGCGCGGCGCGGGCAAGAGACTAGCGTCGAGAGCCTGGAGGCCGAGACGACTGAGCTGCTCGTGGCCTGCACCGTGAGCTGGACCTTCTCCCATCTCGGCGGCGCGGAATTCCCCTGCAACGAAGCGAACGCCCGCAAGTTCTGGGCTGACGCTCGGTTTCGGTCGCACCGCGAGCGCGCGAACGGCTGGATCGGTAACGAGGCAAATTTTACGAAGCGCTGAGCCGAGAGGTAGTGGAGCACGGCAAGAGGTATTTCGTCCTCCAGCGTAAACCGAAGGATGACGATCATACGCTTGCCGAGCATCTGAAGGCGGCGGAGGGAATGCGGCCCGGCATCACCAAGAAGTTGATGCCCGCGGTCGATCAGAAGCTCCGCCCCGAAGCCGAGTTTCTCTGGGCTTGGTATCTCGACCTCAGCGCTTCTAGGCAGATCGGGGGAATGGGCTTTCCGCAGCCCATCGGTTTTGCGGAAATCTGGGCCTGGTGTCAGCTCCACGGCATATCTCTGAAACCGTGGCAGCTTCGGACGCTTCGGCTCCTCGACATGCACCACATGCGGGCGATGATGACGAAGGACGAGCCCACAAAGGAAGACCTAGATGGCTGATATCGCGACGCTTGGCATCCGCGTAGACACTTCCGGCGTTGACAGGGCGCGCGACAGCCTCAATAACATGCGTGGCGCCGCGTCGGGCGCGGGCGCTAGCGCGAGGGACTTC